TGGTATCGCATATACTGATGGAACCGAGAAGATTACCCAGCTTAACCGTCCGGTTGAGAATAATCTAATGAAGCAGATCGAGTATCTTACGAACCTCTTGAACAGCCAGCTGGGAATTACGCAGGACATCATGGATGGCAGTGCAAATGAAGAGACGATGCTTAACTACTATAATAGAACAGTTGAGCCTATCATTTCTGCCATTACTGATGAGATGAAGCGTAAATTCCTTACCAAAACTGCAAGGACACAGCACCAGTCGATCATGTTCTTTAGAGATCCGTTCCGTCTGGTTCCTGTTAATCAGATTGCGGAGATTGCTGACAAGTTTACTCGCAATGAGATTCTTACTTCCAATGAAGTCCGTCAGATTATCGGTATGAAACCGTCTGATGATCCTGCTGCGGATGAACTTAGAAATAAGAACTTGAATAAACAGGCAGAACCAATTGAGCAAAAGACCGAAGTTATCGAAGAAGAATCAAACGAAGGGGGAAGTTCAAAATGAGCACTCAGAAATGGGATTTTAGTGGTTGGGCCACTAGAAACGACCTTCTTTGTTCTGATGGACGCACGATCCGCAAGGACGCATTCAAAGGAAATGATGGTGCAGAGGTTCCGCTTGTTTGGAATCACAACCATTCGGAGCCGGAGAATGTTCTCGGACATGCGCTTCTTGAGAACAGAGACGAGGGCGTCTACTGCTACGGTGCTTTTAATGACACTGAAGCAGGATCCACCGCGAGAGAGCTTGTACGTCATGGAGATGTGCAGGCCCTTTCTATTTATGCAAACCAGTTGAAACAGAATGGTAAAGATGTCATTCATGGAACGATCCGTGAAGTGAGTCTTGTCCTTGCCGGAGCAAATCCTGGCGCATTTATCGATGCTGTCCTTGCTCATGGCGAAAATGAAGAATCCGAAGAAGCCACTGGAGTTATCGCCGGCTACGACGAAAGAATCGTTCTTTATCACTCCGAAGACAAACCGCAGGAAGAGAAAAAGGATGAGTCTGAAGAAACCGTAGAAGACGTTATTAACTCTATGACTGATAAGCAGAAGAAAGTCCTTTATGCTCTCGTTGGAGAAGCTCTTTCGCAGAAAGGTTCTGAAGAGGTTTCTCATGCCGATGAATCTTCTGAAAACTCAGAAGAGACTGTGAAAGACATTATCGACTCTATGAATGAGAAACAGAAGAACGTTCTCTATGCGCTCGTTGGAGAGGCACTGTCCCACAGCGAGGAATCCACCGAAGAATCCGTTGAAGAAAATCAAAATAATGAAGAAAAAGGAGAATCTGAAATGAAGCACAACATCTTTGATCAGACCGAAGAGAACGGGCAGGAAAATGTTCTTAGCCACGACGCTATGACTACGATCATCAGCGATGCTAAGAGACTCGGAAGTATGAAAGAGTCCGTTCTCCAGCATTCCGAAGAATACGGAATCGAAAACATCTCTTATCTGTTCCCGGACAACAAGAACACTGACAGCACTCCCTTCATGATTGAAAGAGATCGCGACTGGGTCTCTGTTATCATGGACGGAATCAACCACACCCCGTTCAGCAGAGTTAAGACTCTGTACGCTGACATCACTGAAGATGCCGCCCGTGCAAAGGGTTACATCAAAGGCAAACTGAAGAAGGAAGAAGTCTTCTCGCTGCTTAAGAGAACGACCGATCCTACCACGATCTACAAGAAACAGAAGATGGATCGTGACGACATGATTGACATTACCGACTTCGAAGTTGTCGCATGGCTCAAGAGAGAAATGCGGCTTATGCTCGATGAGGAAATTGCTCGTGCAATCCTGATCGGTGATGGCCGTCTGGCTTCCGATGAAGACAAGATCGATCCTTCTCGCATTCGTCCTATCGCTGACGATCATGACCTGTTCGTCATTCGTTGGTCGGTTGCTACCGGTGCGACCACCGATGCTACGACCCGCGACTTCATGAAAGCCTGCATCAAGGCCCGCAAGAACTACAAAGGTTCTGGCAAGCCGATCATGTTCACGACTGAAGATTGGCTGACCAACATGCTTCTTCTCGAAGACACGACCAACCGTCAGCTCTTCAAGACTGAAGAAGAGGTTGCTACCTATCTGAGAGTTTCCAAGATCGTCACTGTTCCCGTTCTCGAGAATGCAACTGACAAAGACAGCAAGGACATCTATGCTATCATTGTCAACCCGAAGGACTACACTGTCGGTGCAGACAAAGGCGGAGCGATCAACATGTTTGAAGACTTCGACATTGACTACAACCAGCAGAAGTACCTCATCGAGACCCGTTGCTCTGGTGCTCTCCGGAAGCCGTTCTCCGCAATCGAGATCCGCTCTGGCTCGACCACGCAGAGTGAGGAACCGACCCTTGCTACGATCAAGGCTACCCCTCTCAACTCCTAATCAGTTAATTAATAATTACGGAGGTAACTAAAAATGAAGAAAGTGTTTGCTGATAGCGAAGAAAAGTATTTGATGGGCGTAGTTGTCTATGCAAAAGCTGCTGACAGCATCCTGTATGCCGATCTGAATACTACCACTTCCACCTACTCCAACCCGCTCGAGAAGGCTGACCTGATTGACCTGTTCAACAAAGGTCTCCTGATTGTCGACACTGGTTCTGGATTTGTCCGTCCGACCACTCTCGCTGTTTCCACGAACTATGCTACGGTTGCTCACACCACTGTTGGCGCTTCTGACAAGGCTGTGTCCACCGTGTATGGTTCCAAGAACTACGTCGCAGGCTAAACCAATTCAAAATAGGTGAATGCCATGGCTAAGTTCTACGGCGCAATTGGATACAATCTCGGAACCCAAGAAACCGCTCCCGGTGTTTGGGAGGAAGTTATGGTTGAGAAGAGGTATCCCGGTGACTGGATTCGTAACACTCGTAAAACGCAGGGAACGAATAAGGTCAATGACGATATTAATATCTCAAACGAGTTGAGTATCATCGCAGATGCTTACGCCAATGAGCATTATCACATGATTAAGTATGTGGAGTTTATGGGTGCTAAATGGAAGGTCACCAGTATCGAAGTTCAGTACCCTAGACTTCTTCTGACTCTAGGGGGTGTATACAATGTCCAGCAGGACTAATCTGCAGGCTTTGCTAGAGGAGACTCTTGGCAGCCGTAACGTGTATTTTCAACCCCCTGAGTCAGTTAAGATGTCTTATCCTGCGATTGTGTATTCGCGTGAGCAAATTAGAAACAGACAAGCAGATGACTTACAGTATCTTTCGGATACTGCTTATTCGGTTATCGTGATCGATAAGAATCCAGACAGTGCGATTGTTGAACGGGTTTCGAGACTTCCGAAATGTCGTTTTTCTAATCACTATGTGGTGGATAACTTGAATCACGATGTTTTCATTTTATTTTATAATAATAGTAAGGAGAATTAACAATGAGTAAAATTGTTTGGGATCAGACTGGTTCGCGTTTGTTTGAGACCGGTACCGATCAGGGTGTCCTGTTCCCGGTTTCCAGCGGCAATTATGGCGTTGGCGTTGCTTGGAATGGCCTGACGGGCGTCTCCCAGAATCCTTCTGGCGGAGAGCCCTCCCCGTTCTATGCAGACAACATTAAGTACCTCAACCTTGTTTCCGACGAAGAGTTTGCTTGCACGATCGAAGCTTACACCTATCCGGATGAATTCGAGCAGTGCGACGGCTCCGCATCCATTGCAGCGGGTGTTATGGTCCATCAGCAGCCGAGAAAGCCCTTTGGTCTGTCCTACAGAACTAAAGTCGGTAACGATGTTGACGGTGTCGATCATGGCTACAAGATTCACCTCGTTTACGGTTGTATGGCTTCTCCCTCCGAAAAGGGATATGCTACGATCGGCGAGTCTGTTGAGCCTATCAGCTTCTCTTGGTCTGTGACTACCACTCCTGTGGCTGTTGCCGGACAGAAGCCGACCGCTCACATCTCTATCGACAGCACCAAGGCTAATGCTGGTGATCTCGCTAAATTCGAGAGCCTGCTTTATGGTGCTGACGAATTCAGCGCTTCCAGCACCTATGCTGTTGGCGATTATGTCGTTTATGGCTCCGGCTCCACTGCAAAGACCTATCGCTGCAAGACTGCTATTGCCACCGCAGCTGCATGGGATGCTTCCAAGTGGGATGAAGTCGGCCCTGCTGGACCGCATCTTCCGCTTCCTGCAGAGCTCGCAACCATCTTCACGACTGTGGGCTAAACTTTTTAACGCTCAGGGGGTATTCAGTTCGGCTGGCCCCCTTTTCCATTTTTAATGATATTTGTTTAAGGAGACGAAATCATGCTTAAGAAAACTATTACTTATGTCGACTACAACGACGTCGAAAGAACCGAAGACTTTTATTTCAATCTGTCCCAGGCCGAGATTACAGAAATGGAACTCGGAACAACCGGAGGACTCTCCGAGAAACTTAGAAAAATTGTGGAGACGAAAGATCAGCCCCAGATTATTCGGATGTTTAAAGAAATCGTGCTCTCTTCTTATGGTGTGAAGAGTGATGATGGCAGAAGATTCATTAAATCTCCCGAACTTTCTGCTGAATTCTCTCAGACCGAAGCATATTCCGAGCTTTACATGGAGCTCGCAACTGATGCGCAGAAAGCAGCCGAATTTATTAACGGAATCGTTCCTAAGCAGGCAAGAATTGATGCCGAAAAGCAGAAAGAGCTCATCGAGGGCGGGGCTAAGAAGTAAGGAAAAGCAAAGGAGGTGAGAGAATGCTCACAATTACTGTTCCTGCTGTTGAACAGTGGGACGAAGCAAAGCAAGAGTTTATCTATTCGAAAGAAACAACACTTTGTTTAGAGCATTCTCTTGTCTCAATTTCAAAATGGGAGGCAAAATTTCATAAAGCCTTTCTAACATCAGAGCGTAGGACGCCCAATGAGGTTATGGAGTATGTGAAATGCATGACCATTACCTCGAATGTAGACGACAAGGTCTACAAGTGTCTTACGAAGCAAAATATTGAAGATGTCAACAAGTACATTGCAGATCCGATGACTG